CCAAGGCGCTTTCAGAAATGCGACGCGCGATGCGTCAAATGCGTCAAGCGGGGCTGTCGAGTTCGAGCGCGTTCAAAGCGTTGGGGGCTTCGGTAGATTCCATGAAAGCGAGGATAGGCCAGGCTCAAGCGGGGTTCGCCAACATGGGTGGCGAGTTCGGCGTTACGGGACTATCCACCAAAAAAGCGGCCGAAATGGCAGCAAAGGCGGCGCGTGACGCGGCGAAAGCGTTTGATCTCGACTTGAAAGATAAGGCGAAGGCCGCGGGCGAAGCGGCCCAGCTTTTGGGGTCTCAGATCGGTGCGGTCGGTGGGCCGATCGCGTCAGTGACGGGCAAGCTGGGCACGCTCAAAACGATGTTGTCAAACAAGGTCGGAGTCGTGATCGCGCTCGGGGCCGCGTTTCTTGCGCTTGGTACTGCGATCATAGCCGCGGCCGTTGCTATGGCTCGGTTTGCGATTGTGGCATCAAACGCACGCCGTGAGGAAGCGTTAGCTATCGAAGGGGTGACTGCGGCCGCGAGCGGCGCGGCCGCAAGTGTGAGCGAGCTACAGGCGGCCATCGATCGCGCGAGTGATTCAACAAACGTCGGGCGTGGCTCGTTGCGCGGTTATGCTCGCTCGCTGTCGGACGCCGGGCTTCGCGGTGACGCGTTGACCGAAGCGGTGGAGGCTATGGGCATGGCTTCTATGGTTAGTGGCGACCGCGGAGCTTCGCGGTTTCTCGCGATGGCGCGTCACGTAAGGGCGACGGGCGGCGATGTGCGCGACCTTGCCGCAGATTACCGAAACCGATTAGGGCCGATCGCGCGCCGTCAAATGCTGGAGATCGGTAACCAAACGGATCGAGCGCGCCGATCGTTTGATCGCATTTTCTCGGGTGTGCGGATCGAAGGTTTTTTGGAGTCGTTGGATTCTATGCTCTCGCTCCTTTCGCAGTCGACCGCAACGGGGCGCGCGCTCAAGTCGATCGCGGAAACCTTGCTTAATCCGATCGTGGATTCGATGGGGGTGGTTGGTCCTTTGCTGCGTCGGTTTTTCCAAGGGTTCGTGATCGGCGCCTTGATCGCTGTGATCATGATCCAACGGGTGAGCAACGCGCTGGAGGGTTTGTTTGGCGAGGGTTTGTTGGCTGACGTGGACATGTTGCGCGCCGCGCTGTTTTTGGGAATGGGCGCTTTTGTCGCCATAACCCTAGCGGCCACGGTCCTAACCGGAATCTTCCTGCTATGGGCGGCGGGGATCGCTCTCGTCATTGCCGGGTTCCTGATATTGCCAGCGCTCGCGCTTGCGTTTGCCGCTGCCGTTGGGCTTGCTGTCAAGTCGATCATTGATTGGTTCCAAGAGACGGACTTCGGCGAGCTAGCGCGGAGCATGATTGACGGGTTGGTGGGCGGTATCCGCAACGGTGTTTCGCGACTCCGCGCCGCTGTGGTGAATCTTGCGACAAGCGCGCAGGAGGCTTTTGAATCTGCGATGGGGATCGGGTCGCCGTCGCGCGTGTTTGCCGAGTTTGGCATCAACGTCGCGCAAGGCGCCGCCCAAGGGATTGAAGCCGGCACGCCAGCGGTAGAGGATGCCGCGGGTGCGTTGGTCGACGCACCCGCGGGCGGTGGTGTCGGCGGATCGGCGTCGTTGTCGTTTGGTGACATCAACATCAACGGCGCAGAGTCTAGCGATCCGAGAGAGCTTGCGCTGCAATTGCGCGATGAGCTTGCGTCGTTGCTTGAAGGCGTGGGGATCGAAATGGGGGTTCCCGCGTGACCTTCAACCCGATCACCGAACCGGTTGATTATATCCTGTTGGCGAACAGGCGTTCGCCGGGGATCGCCGTGCTGTCAAACGTGTCTTCACCGCGAAGGTGGGATGAACGCAGAGGTTACGCGCTATCCGGCGCGCGTGTTGTGTTTCGTGGGGTTGGCCTTGCGCGGCCGATTGTGACCTTGCGCCTTCTCACCGAAGCCGACTTTGACGCGTGGCACGATTGGCGATCGATTGTCCAGCGGCCACCCACCGGCGAAAGGGGGCGGCTCGCGCTCGATATCTGGCATCCGATCCTTGAAGATCTCGGCATCACAAAAGTCGTGATCGAAGACGTGTTACAGCCAAAACAGGTGGCCGACGGCGAATGGGATATCGATATCAAGATGATCGAGTTTCGGTTGCCCACACCGTCACTCATCACGGCCGAGTCTGCAAACGAGCGGCCGACCGACTCGGGCGATCTCACGATCGAGAATCTCACCGAACAAGTCAGGAACAACGGCGCGGGCTCGATCCTTGACTCGCTGTCACCCTTGGCCAGTTTGTAGCGATGCCGGCATACGCAAACGTCAACGGTGAGACCGTGATCGATGGCGCGCTGTTCGTTCCGAACGTGGGTCCATGGTGGGCCGAAGTGACATTTGAGACCGCGCCCGACTTATCAGGCGCGGTGACGTTTAGCCTTGGACCGCTCGATCTGTCCGGCACAATCGACCCAACCCATGACGGGGTGTTTGGCGAGCAAAGACGGTCAAGAATCATCGGCGGTGGTGGTGGGTGGGGCACGCTCGTTCCGGCCCAGCATTACCACAACGACGCGGGCGTGCGCGCGCTTGCCGTTGCGCAAGACGCGGCGCGGCTTGCCGGCGAAACTCTCGGCGATTTCAACCCCGCGGCCGATGCCGTAGGCGTCGATTATGTGCGCGAATCGGGCGCGGCTTCGCGTGTTCTAGAAGACGTGATCGGCGGGGTTCCGTGGTTTGTCGATTATAGCGGATCGACAATCGTCGGTGAGCGCACGCAAAGCGAAGCGGCGACGGGGTCTTATGAGGTGCTGGACTTCAACCCGCGCGAAAACCTCGCGACGGTAGCGATCGATGATCTGTCGTTGGTTGGCGTGGGGTCTATTCTCACGGAAGGGCTGGACGGCCCCTTGACGGTGTTCGGTCTTGAGGTTCGCGTGGGGGTCGATTCGTCTCGGACGGTCGCATGGGGCGGCGGGACGGCCGCGGGGCGCGGTCGCTTGGCGGGTGCGTTGCGGCGCATTGTTGAGTCGGTGACCGATGATCGGCTGTTCGGTAAGTACCGTTACCGGGTGGTGTCGATGTCCGGCGATCGTGTTGAGTTACAAGCCGTGGTCGCCCGGCCCGGATTACCCGACATTTTGCCGGTGTCACAAAAGCCCGGGTGCGCCGGTGCGCACGCTTCGCTCGCGGGTGGGTCTGTCGTTCTCGTCGAGTTTGTCGAAGGGGATCGAACCTTGCCGCTTGTCGTGGCCTATGCTGGCAAAGGCGAGGAAGGCCACGCACCGACGGAGCTTGATCTGTCGGTGGCAACCACGCTGCGACTTGGCAGCGATGGCGCCAGCGAAGGCGTCACGCTTGGGGATTCCCACAAGTCATGGGTCGACGCACACACACATTCATACACGCCCGCGGTTCACACGGGCCCGGCGAACACCGCGCAGACGTCACCGCCAACCACGGGACCGTTGCCGGCGGGGATACCTGACCCGGCCCCGGCGACATCGTCTAGAGTGTTTGCCGAATGAGCGAGATAGTCAAAACCGCGATCGCTTCGGAGCTTGCCGCGCTCGTGCAAATCGTCGACTTCCCCACGGCGCCGCACGGTTACGGGTCCGACATTTCGTGCGATTCCGACGTTGACCCAACGGCGCGCGAGGTAGACGGGTTTTCGACGCTTGCGCTTGCCGAAGCGTTAGTCCGTCGCCTTGACACCCCGCGGGGTTCATTGCCCGATGATAAAAACTATGGGATCTCCATCACGTCATACCTAAACCGCGGGGCGACCGCGGCCGACCTTCGACAGTTAGCCGGGCAGATACGCGCCGAACTCGCGCTTGATGATCGGGTCGCGTCGTTGACTGTTAGAGTCGCGCCGAACGGTGTTGGTTCTAACCTTGCGATTGAGATCGCAATCAAGCCAATCGACCCAAACCTCGCCACGTTTACGCTGACACTGAACGCTAGCAATGCGGGGCTGGTTCTCGAAGAGATAGAGGGCGCTTTGTAATGGCGACACTAGACGAACTCACGGCCCCTTTGACGGTCGCCGAAATCCAGCAAGCGATCTATGATGCGATCGAAGCGCTCGGGGTCAAAACCACGTCATGGAAACCGGGCGCGGTCGCGCGGACGATCATCGCCGGTGCGTCGATTGTGCTCGCCGGGTTTTCGCTACTTCAACAACGCATCGCGCAATCCGGGTTTCTTGAGCTTGCCGTGGGCGATTGGCTGACGGTTGTCGCTAAGGAAGTCTACAACGTAGATCGAGACGTTGGGTCCTTTGCGGCCGGGGAATGCACGCTTGATAACACGGGCGGTGGAGTGTTTGCGCCGGGGGTTGGTGACGTGATCGCGCTAAACACGACAACCGGCAAGACATACCGAAACACCGCGGCGTTTACGTTGGCCGCGTTTGAGACGGGGAAGATCGTACCGTTCGAAGCGATCGAGATTGGCGCAGACTCCACCGCGGCGCCGGCTGACATTGACGCGCTCGAAACCGTCTTGCTCGGCGTGACGATTACGAACGTGTCAGCGATCGTTGGTAAGGACCCCGAAAGCGACGCCGATTTGCGCGTTCGGTGTTTGGCAAAGACGGGCACGCTATCACCCAACGGGCCCGCGGACGCTTATCGGTTTTTGGCGCTATCGGCAGAGACGGATACGGGCGCGTCCGCGGGTGTTACCAGGGTAACCACGGTTCCCGATGGCGCGGGCGGGGTGACGGTTTATGTGGCGACGGCAACGGGTCCGGTGACCGGATCGATCGGTGACACCACAACACCGTTAGGAGCGGTGGACGAAGCAATCCAAACGAAGGCCACGCCGCTAGCTGTTACGTCGACCACTGTATCGTCCATTGCTGCGCCGATCGCGGTCACTTATGAGATCTGGCTTCGGTCTGCTATCGGCCTCACCGTTTCGGAGATTGGCGACGCGGTCTCGCTTGCGCTTTCGAACTTCCTTTCAACGCAACCGATCGGGGGTTCGTCAAAGACGGGATCGGCGCCGTTCTTTGTGTTTGTCGAATCGCTAGAAGCGGTGATTGCGGAAGCGGTTGGGACCGCAAATCTGATTTCACTTGAGGTAACAGCACCCGCGGCCGACGTGGCAATCGCGGCAAATGAAGCCGCGGTGCTATCCGGTGCGCCGATTGCAACGATCAACCTGGTGAGCTAGCAAGGTGGCGACCGCGGTTTTTGAATGGTGCTCTGCAATGCTTCGGGTGTCGCCGCCATGGCTGCGCCGCGTGGTTGGCGGGGCGATCATGAAAGGGATCGGAACCCCGGTTGACACCGAACAGAACCGAAGCGCCGAAGGGGTAGAACTTAGGTTCCCGGGCGGTGGCGCGAACGGGGTCAGTATACACCCGGACGCGCTCGGGTTGATTGGCCGCGAGCGCCGGATTCTACGCGGGCCGGGCGAGCTTGACTCGGTGTTCGCCGATAGGTTGCGCGCTTGGTGGGATTCGCACCTAACACGCGGCGGGCCTTATGCGTTGTTAGGCCAGATGCACGCGTTCTTTTTGGCGACAAACAACGTCCCGATCCAATACATATCCAATCTTGGCGCCGAGGTGACCGTTGCCGCCGACGGAACCTTTACGCGCGGAACGGTTGCGGGGTGGCTGGGCGATGGCGCGGTGCCCCCGTCTTGGGCGCGATTTTTCCTCGTCCTGTATTTGGACGGCGATACGCTGTCGTTTGTGCTCACGGACGCCGCGGGCGATCCCATTTTCACGGCGGGCGGCGAGCCGATCTTAGTCACTACTTCGATTTATGCTCTAACGGCCGCGGACCTTGATCTGATTTGTAGCGTTCCGCGCGAATGGAACGCCGCGCACGTTGACCGAATATATATCGTTTTGATCCCGTCGGGCGGTATCGCTTGGGGGTTGCCGCCTGGCACCCTTTGGGGCGATCCCGGGTTGACTTGGGGCGGTGGATTAGCGGTGAACTTCACGTGCTAGGATTGGAATCGATATGCCTCAAAACATAACCGACGTTGACACGTTCACCGATCCCGTAACCGCGCCCGCCGACGGCGATCCGTTGAATGCGGCAAGCATCATCAACGACGGCTTACAGGATCTGTCGAATCGCACACGCCGATTGATGTCAATCGCCGAGGGTAGTCAAGACGTCCAAACGCCGCAGACTTTCACGCGTACGGTTAGCGCGGCTTGGCTCGTCCCCGCGATAAACCCCGGCGCGGTCGTTCAATGGGAGACCGAC